ACGCGACCGAGTAGTCCTGCAAACTCAATATCACCGTGAGCGCGGATGTGAGATGAATAAAGCTTCCTGTGTCTTGTGGGATGAGAGTGCGTATTGAAAATCAGACCAATACAAATCGCAGCGCCGTCCATTAGAAGACAGAAGTTCGTGTAGTCGTTCAGGCGAAGGGCATCCGTCGCCTCGGTAGCTAAAGACGATATATGCGGTCGGCCACTTTGCCATGTAATGTTCGACCTCCATCATCACCGCAACTGGTTTTGACCAGTTGGATGCCAGATCGAGAATTGGCGCATGACACTTAGAACGATCCGCTCGCCCGAACGCTGAATAATCCACAAGGCCGGTCAGAAAGTGATAGAAGTCGGAGTAGTTGATCGCCGGGTTCCCGGCAGGGATGTATGGCGGATCGATATAGACCAGATCATATTGATCCGAGAGATCGTTCAATCTGTCGGCAGTGTTGATGCAATAGGCATTTCCTACGTGGTCGCCCCAGGTGACATGGCGCAGTTCATTGATAGCAGTCACAGCATGTTCAAGGATTGACCGATCCCATGTTGCCTTGTTCCCAAAGGTTCGTTCCACCGCGTTCAAGCGAAGATTCAAGTTCCTTCGATGGAACAGGCTGAACGGGCGTTTCATCAACAACGCCTGCCCGATCGCGTAGACATAGAGTGAGCGTCGAATGGGTGCTACTGATCCAACGTTTTGGCAAAATCGGTCAATCTGATCATTCTCGGTATCGGTAAAATAAATACCGGTGAACCCAGTCGTAACCAATGGCGAGACGACCAAGGTCCCGAATAATAGCTCCCGCAAATCATGTTCAACTTCATCACGACGAGGTAAGTCTTGCGAGTTTATAGTTAAGAATAACTGTGCGGTATTCTGATTGAACGGCAAGTAATCATTGGCATCTACATGCTTGTTCATTGTGCGCAGCAAAAGCGATACTGTCCCAGACCCACTAAACAAATCGAGTGCTGTCTCGAACGGCAAATCAGTCAAATGTTCGTGGAGGAATACTAGGAGCTTACGCTTCGATCCTTGGTATCGAGTGCTTGGGAATGACGACAGATCAGGAGAAGAAAACTTAACAATATCTGCAAAAGACATACTGTATTTATGATTGTCGTCTTTCCAACGTCGTGCCTGCGCCTCTGTGGAGACGGCGCTACTGGCTCAGTCTGTGGTCGTGGGAACAAAGCTAATGATAAAAACACCGCGATCCGACCACCAAGCGAGGTCGAACTTGCCCGGCAGCGCGAAGTGGCGATGGCGGTGGTGGACCGGGCTGCGCGCCTTTTCAAGGCGCTCGCCAAGCGGTGAGCGGCAATCAGGGACCATTCGGGTCTTATTCGTTATGCCATACGCCCGTAAACGGCAAGAAGCCATTCGGAAGCAGCGAGAGATCGATAAGCGGTTGAATTAGTCGCCCATTACGTCGGCAATCCGCTTCAACTCCATTGCGATCTTTTCCGTGGTGCCCGGTGGACCCTCCAGTTGCTCATTATTAAGCCCAAGTTTGTCTAAAGCACGATAGATTTGCATCAGAGCATAGGCGATGGCGTACTGACCATCGCCTTCGGTTGCCTTGTCACGGCAGAAATCGTCGAATTCAGGCATTGTGGGCGTCCTTTTTCTGGTTAATACCCTACATTCAACAGCAAATCAAACTGGGAATCTATTTTCCAGTCTGCCGCGAGTGTCTGCGTGCCTCATCCCATGCGCTGTAACGCGATCTCACAGTCCTCTCAATGTCGTGATTTGTCAAGACCGACAAACTCTTCGATCATCCGCAAGCGTTCCTCCATGCGCTCCAGACGCTGATCCAGCAGGACAAGATGCTGATCAATCACCCTGAACGTCCCAACCAGATCGCGCAAAATGATATTAGTATCATGATGGGCCGTGACCAACTCCAACATCATCTCGCGTTGCACCCGAAGCGCGTCGTTGATCTCGTCCATGACGGTCATAACGACCTCCATCTACCTTCTCCAGTGACTGTTCCGCCAAAACGCTTCGACCCCGTTCAGTGATCTCATAGGCCCTCCGATAGCTCGGATCAGCATCCTCCTGGGGCCGTTTCAGGACCAACGCCCCGCCAAAGTGATGCGATTGTGCCATCTCCCCCAATCGACATTGCGCATTGATGTACCTCAAACCAGATCGCTCACGTAACTCCCGAAAAGTCATGACACCACCACACGTGATAAGTATCTCCAATAACACCCGATGCGGACCGCTCAGCTTTGTGATGATCCGCTTGGGCAACTTCATGCTCGGCTCAGACGATCGCCGCTGCAATTCCCCCCGAAGTCCCTCAGCCTCCTCCCGCACAGTCTGCAATTGGTGCTCCAAGCTTCTGATCTTGCTCACCAATTCCCGCCGTTGCGTCGTCAAGGTGACAATCTGCTGGCCCAACACCTCAATCGATTGGGCCAGCCCCGGTGGTGGCACTAACGGCGCAAACAGCCGTTCAAACCGCCCCAAATTGCCAGATAACAACCGCCCCGCACCATGCAAACAGACCTCCATCTGAACATCATCCGGTGCATGCTTGGCCGCATGCAACACCTTCTTCAGCTTCGCCAGAAGTTCATCGTCGTCATACATCACTTGCCCGTCTTGTCAGCTTCAATGGCAAGCGTCTGCGGCGCCGTCAACGCCAGATTGTCCAACTTGTTCACCACCCGCTCCATCATCTCCATGGCATTGCGGGCAAAATCGTGATACTGGCGCGTGGTATCCTGTAACTGAGAAAGCAATACACCCTGCGTCTCGATCACACGGCGGCAGGTGTCCAGTTCCCCCTGCGTGTCCTTCCGTGCACTGCGCTGGAAATCGTGAAGCGAAGCCCAAAACATCCCACTCGTCCTGCCCAAATTGCGGAACACCAGATATTCCGCATCCTCCTTCCCGATGCCTGCACACTCGTTGTAAATGACCTCCAACCGTTCCAGCGCCGTGTACTCAAGCGATGCGGAATATTCCGCCTGCGTTTTGGAACTCGGCTTGCGCGGGTGATAGCCGCGTGTCTTCTTTTTTATCCATTCTTTGACCCGTGGTGAAAGTTCAATCAGTAACTCAGGCGCATCCGTCGCGTCAGAAGTATCGTCGCCATTGCCATTGACCCGAGCCATCCGCTGTCTCCTTTTATGCCGCCCGCCATGTGTCAGACACCACGATCAATCAGTCAAATCACAGTCCAGTGATGCCCCCGCAGTGATATCTGACTGCGCGCTCACATATGCGTGCACCGATGTCGAGCATGCCAAGGCAGTGCAGGACTGTGAGAGGATCGGCCGATGAACAAAACGACGATCCCGGTCCATCCGGTCCAGACGCATCAGCAACGCAGAGGCGCCGTATGCCCCCAGGTTGTGACGATGCGCGCCTACGAAGTCTACTGCCACGTCTATGGCCCCCATTTCTAAGCCGCCTGTTCGGCGGTTTTGTCGTAGCCTAGCTGGCTGGTTGGATCATGCGGTCCCATTCGTGACAGTCGTGACAGCAGCAACTTGTCATAGCCTTATGGCTGGTTGCGAGACATGGCTAAGCTGTACCCTCGCTCAGTTGTCATAGCCTTATGTTGTCATAGCCTTGTGGCTGGTTTGTGGCTGGTTGGTCGCCGAAGCCTGTTGTCGTAGCCTTATCGCTGTGCGATGCGTCACGGCGCCGTCGTTAGGTCGGCTGATCGGGGCCAGTAGCTGCATTCATTACGCGTTCTCTCATAAACGCAGCCCATGCTGATCGCGACTGTGCAGGCAACACGATCTGTTCTCCGTATGTTGTCAGACGAATCTTGCGGGCTATCACACGACCGATCAGCGCCTCAATACCATCGACCATCACGATATTCTGTACATAGACCCACGCACCGCTGCGTTTGACAACACGAAAGAACGGCCCTATCTCTGTAACACATAAAGTATCGCCGACGTTTACTGTGTATACCATTGTCCCCTCCAGATTTTAAGCACGACGTACATAGCCAAAACGGGGCCTTTCGGCCCCGCCCCTATTGTGCCGGGACCGGAATCACGCCGTACGTTCGCACCCCCGCCTGATCGCGGTTTGGCGTGCTTCCCGTACTGGCAAAGCCCGCATGTAGCAGCGCCTCTACCACAAGTTTTACGTCCGCTTCTTCGCCCATGAGGCGGACCTGTACCACGCGCACGGACGTGCGCGTGTCCTTATCCTGTTTGGCCATTTGGTTCAGTTCCTTTGGTTCAGTCCGCCAGCGGTGCCGTCCTTCTCGTAGTTCGTAAGCTCGTAATGGAACCAATCAATCTGCTCACACACACAATAGCCCACCACCCGATGCACCAACACCATCGGCAGACTCGACGAGAGCATCACCCCATGGCGCATCAACAAAAGATTCACCCCGCCATCATCCTCCCAACTCCGCTCCATCACATCATCCGTCTCCATCGAACACCCCGGACCAAACATCGCCGAGAAAGCCGCAATCGCGTCCACCATCTCCCCATCTGTCAACGCATCATAATGCTGCTTCATCCACTCAAACGGATCGAACGCGTCCCTCTCAGCCAGACGCTTCTCAAGCAATGCCCCCCAATCCTCCGGCAACGACGCCACGGCAACCTTACGCTTCATCAGATCAAGCGACACCAAGGAAGGGTTTGCCGCGAACGGAACCCGATGCTCGTGACACCACGCAATAACGAACTCGTTCAACACTCCGCTCTTGAAAAAAGGCATTGTCATTCTCCGGTTTGGTTCAGTTCACGGCGCCGTCAAAGCCTAGCAACTCTAGTCGGGATGTCAACAGAAAAGCGGCTAGCGCGAGCGGGCTCCTAGGCCGCCTGGGAGGCCGTTACAGCCTCCCTAACCGTTCCGTCCAATTCGACATACGCCATGACACGCCCCGTCTCCAGCCAGTGGGCAGCGGTTAGCTCATAACCATTCGATAACCATCGCCCCCGTGTCACTGTCCGGGAAAATGTCGCGGATTAGCCCCCGCGTTTTCAACCCCCTTGCGGCGTTCACGATTGTGGTTTGGTTGAACGTACTGAAACCAAACTTTGACGATATGTTATGGGCATAGGTCTGTACCCCCGAAAGGTGCGGGGATTCCTGGCAGGCCAGTATCCACACTTGCGCCGGGGTTAGCGTGCGCGAGCGGCCCGCGCCAGTAGGTTCGGATTCATGAAACTGCCTCATGTCACGCGCTCCGTCGAGCGGTACATTGGGTAAAGGCGCACGTATGGCGGCTATGGCGGCCATACCAGATAAGGCCCCATGACATAAATCCGAAATCACGGCGTTGCCAAAAAAAGGACCCGTCCGCGAAATCGTAGTACGTGCCGTACTGGTTCGCGCGCCGGGTATAGGGCGCCTTGGTGAACGCTTCGATGCAATAGTCCGAACAATCCAGCGCCCCATAGAACACCCGCCCGCCGTCAAATTCGGCGTCGCGGTTGTTGAAGTATGTTTCATGCAAGTTGCCGGTGACGTACCACCCGTGGCGGTCCCTGAAATCATAGTTCATCATGTCGAGTACTCCGGTTTGGTTTGGTTCAGTTCAGTGTCCCGTTCGGGACAAATGAAACATAGCAACTATAGCCGGTCTGTCAACAGAAAAGCGGCTAGTCGAGGATGTTATTTTTCAGCGCGTCCAGGCCAGTGACATGCTCAAAAGCGGCGGGCATGGCATGGTTAAGCCAAACCTGCATAGAGTCCCGCGCCAGCGCGGCCCGTGACGTTTGGAGATAGGTCGCGAACGCCTCGTTCGTCCGATACTCACGGCATAGTCGCGTTATCAAACAGTTCGCTATGGCACGCTCATAGTGTGCCAAGCTCTCGTCCCTGCTTTGCGCAAGGCCGCTGAATGCCGCGTGAGAGGCGAGCACGCCTATTGCTAACCAGGGAAAATCGCGCTCCAGCTTGCTTTTCATGTCGCTCTCCAGTTCTGTTCAGTGTTCCGTGGCGCCTATTATGGCAATAGCCGTTCGCTGCGATACGGCCCCTTCGCGTCTGACGCAAGATAGATCGTCCAGCAGTCGGGTTCCGTACGCCATGCGTGTATGTCCTTGAACATGACGTTCTGTTCTTGGGCAACGCGATCCATCATGCCGCAACCGGGCATGTCACGCGTGGACATGATGCGCTTATAGCCGCGCGCTTCAATGTCAGCGGCATTATAGCATGTGAGCATGAATCCATCCCTTTCTTACCAGATAGGTATTCTATGTAGGACCATATGCCCTAGATGTCAACGCCAAAAATTATCGGCCTGACGATGAAATAATGATTGACGTGTAGGGCAATCGGCCCTATGTTCTGTGTATCGCAACAGACTATCAACAGAACGAGATGACAATGGCACGCAAACAATCCCCTGCTACGATGATGGGTCGTAAACTGGCCACGACGATCTGCCAAGGCAAGCCTAGCGCAGAAATGTTGGATATGTGCATTCGTGGCGTTTACGCCGATGTATCGGCGAAGGGCAGCAAGCAGGCGTTCGCAAACGTTGAGCAACAGATCGAAATGGCGTTGTGGATGCAAGCTAATGCGCGTGCAGCGAAGGCGGATCGGCTTGCTCGCGGCATCACAGATGAAATGGCGCAAGCTGCTTGCGAGCATGAGCACGATGTCCAGGTCGAGTGCCTTGCGAGAGAAGAGATGTTTGACTCGGTTGGCTGGTAAAATAATGCTTGACGTGTAGGGCAATCGGCCCTATGTTCTGTGTATCGCAACAGACTGCCAACACAACGAGATGACAATGACATACCAACTATCGATCTCTGCCGAACAGTTGCACAACATGGCGACTGTAGCAGTATTGCATTACGTCCAGCATGGCATGGATGCCAGCGATGTGGCGAATATGGCTGGCATGCTGGTTCGCAAGGTGCGTTCGCAGTATCGCACGAATGCCAACTTTCGGCGTTGCGTGGGGCTGGTTGGCGCTGAAGCGGTAGCCAATCGCATGCTGGCGCTCATGCCCAAGGTTGAAGGGCAGTACTACGATGAGATCGTCAACTGGCTCGGCGAGCGGATCGCTGACTATGCGGCGGGCGAGCTTGGCATCATTGACTATGACGGGGATCATCCCGTGCATGTGCCCGCCAGTTTCAGTGATAGCTATGGGCGTGACGGCCATTGGAATGGCCAGACGTGGCTGACATGACGCCTGCACAGATACGAGAGTATCTCGCCCGCTTGGAGCTTACCCAAGCGGGTTGTGCGCGTCTGCTTGGCGTAGACGAGCGCACCATGCGGCGATGGGTTCTGGGTGAGCGGGCCATGCCCGGACCGGCCGCCCGGCTCCTGGCGGTGGCAGATATTCGCGAGGTGCGCCGTCGCCTTGAACGGATCGCCGACAGAGTAAGGTGATCCCCTTAATTAGCTGGTTTGATTTGGGACCTTCAGGGGTACCTTTCAGGTTTCATTAAATATCGTCTATGAACGACACTCCGGACACTCTGAACACTCCCGTCATACGGGATGCAAAAGGTCGAATAATGCCCGGAAGCACCCTGAATCCTAACGGACGGCCTGCCACTGGGGCATCATTAGAAGCTTACACACGCGGCGCCCTCATCGCGCGTCTCAAAGCGCATGATTACGACCCAATTAATGAGATGATCGCTATTGCACGTGATCCCGCTACTCCGAACACACTTCGTTTCGAAGTGGCTAAGGAAGTCGCGTCGTACCTTATACCGAAAAGGAAATCGGTAATCATAGGCGACGAGGACGATGCGAACGGTGGCAACACAATCAAGATCAGTTGGGAAACCAGTGACAAGGACGCCGCACAGACGCTCGAAAACGCTGTCGAGACTGTCATCGATGCCGTGGTTACCGATGATGGTGACGCTCGATAATGAGCGTATATACATCATTCTACATTCGACAGTCATAAGTCATTGATTTTCAAGGAACATTTGGATAGATCGTCTGTCCATCTGCTTGAGCAAATGGACAAGAGTATCAGCATACCGCTATCCAATCATGGGTATACATTCCTAAGACCGGCAACAGACCGTGAACACCGTATGGGTGAGCGGCTACATACCGGCGCAGGGACGCACCGGGTCCCTGCACGTCGCTTCATGGGCGACGAGCGTGTGGGAGCGTCCTAAGAGGCGTCTAAGAGGCGGGGGTGGGGGTGTCCCCCCTTGGGCTTTTTGCCGATCTAAGTCGAAAATGGGGATCGCCGGTACACAATTTTTGTATCCAGACCTTTATTACTATATTGTCATGTATCATTCCATCATTCCATCGATCCGTTCGCGGGGGCGGGGATATGATTGAACCACGCTAAATAGTATTCGAATGACATTTGAGAAATCTGATGGGTAGAGCGGTCAAGTATAAGCCGACGAAGCCGGATCACAAGGTCTGCGTGCATTGTCGTAATGAGCGTCCATTGGTTGATTTCTATAGGAACAAGACGACGAAGGATGGTCTAGAATCATGGTGTAAGCCTTGCAAACGGGTACTTGGTCGCGGCAAATATTCCAAATATCGGCGTGATCGGAGTGAATATCGTCGCAAGTGGGAGACATTAAACCGGGAAAGAGTGCGTGCCAGAACGAAAGCGTGGCGAGCCGCCAATCCCGACAAGATACGAGAGTATCATCGCCGGTTTGTAGAAAAGAGGAGGTTTGAGCAGGTGACGAAATTGGATAAAACCAATACATCGCCGATAGAGACAGGAGAAATCCGTAGGTTCTCTAGAACGGTTCTTATTACCACCAGTAGTGATGCGGAAAGAGCGGACCGACCGCACCCAACAATAACAACAGTAGGACGATCATGAGAATGATTCCGAGTGCTGAATTGAACGCCACTGCACCGCTGCTATAGGCTGGTATACCGCCGCAGAGCAGCAGGATGATGATGAGAAGGAGGAGAAGCGACATGATCTATTTATCGTCCCCTCTCACAACCGGTGGTTGGTAGTGTCCAGTAACATTTTTGAGTATAATGGTATTTTATTTGAGGTGAATTATGAATCTTGAACAAGAAGTAGAAGTAATCTTGAGTGAGTTCAATGGCAGTCCGATCACGGATGCTTTATTGAACGCGATCCGCGACAAGTTGTTGGCAGAACTTGGTCCTGTATCGATCCTAGTCGAGGCGATTGCTGATGAGGTGATTGCGTCGGTTGAGAATGACACGACGAAAGTGCGGGCCAGTATCAAGCCGGGATCGAAGATTGTCGAGCAGGTCGAGGAAGTTGATCATGTGGTCAGCGACGAATCTGTCCATGAGACCGATACCGACGAGACGACGGACGATGATGATCACCATGAATAGTATCGCGATGATCACCATGAATAGTATCGCAAACATGGCGGACGCGATTCTAGAAGTGATCGCCATGATGGATGTTGCGATTGTGCCGTCGTCGGACAAGCTTGATGATGACTATTCGATTCAGGACATTCTTAATGATTTGACGGTATTGTATCCGTTACGCGATGAGGTCATTGGGTTGGCTAATCTGTTGGAAGCGGCGCGGCAAAAAACGTTCCAACAACGCAAGGCGATCAATGATCGCTGCGTTGAGTTAGAGAGGATGTTAAGGCGTCGATTGGGAGCAATATGAAGCAGCAGATATTCGACTAGGCTGACGCCACCCCTAATTGGGCTGAGTTCCAGGTGCCGCTTGCGAGATATGTGTAGATCGCGCGTTTCGCATTGGTGAGTGTGACACCGGTGGCTCCGGCGGTTCCATCGATCGTCTGCGATGTAGCATAGACTTTGATCGGGTTTGCGCCATTGTTGTAGATGTAGACGATGCTACCGATTGTCGGTGCAGCGGGCAGGATGACGCCGGTGCCGGATGCGGCGGTGGAGATCACATTGATCCCGGCGGTCAGTTGCAGGGCATTTGATATTGAGGTGCCAGCAGCGGTGAGGTTATTACCAACTGCGTAGGACGCGCCCTGTGGCCCGGTAGGGCCGGTTACACCAGAAGGACCTGTCGGACCGGCAGGACCAGTTGGTCCACCAGACGTGACTGCATTGCCTCCAACAGTGAGATAATCGACATCGATGCCTTGGCGTACGATCATACCCTTGGAGAATTGATCGGATGTTGAGAATGAGGTCATTGCAAAAGTCCTATCAGAGAATCAACCAGACACTACCGGATTCATATCTCGTTCATTAGGTGAGATATTTAGCTGCGGGAGATTGCGTTGCAACAAAGCGGCATTCGTCCGCGAGCCGCAGAAAGTAAATATTACCACATTAGGTGCGTAAACCAGCCATGTATAAAGTGATCCTCGAAAAGACGCCGTGTGACAAGCAATTGTCGCCGCGTTATTACCCACTCTTCATCTATCAACGGATACTTGAGGGCAAGTTGTACGACTGTTTTCAGCATCAGTATCATACCCAATATGTTGGGATTGGTGCTTCTGAGCGGTATGTGCCGGAATCACAGCGTGCGCCATCGACCAACACGGGGATGAACCTGATGCGGAGTGTGGTCGAGGAATCTGTCAGTTTCTTGTTTGGGGAGGATCGTTTCCCGGACGTCAAATGCGATGATAAGGGAGCTTGTGAGTTCATTGAGGCGGCGATTGCCGACACGCGACTGGTGCATGTGTTGCAGGAGGCGGCGATCAAGGGGTCGATTGGCTCGGTTGCGGTGCAGATTCGGGTATTGAATGACCGATTTTTCCCAATGGTGCATTACACGACGTTCTTGACGCCGACATTTGACCCCCAATGTCCGGATCGGTTGATCAAGATCGTCGAGAAGAAGAAGGTTTTGGGGCGTGATCTGCAAGATTCCGGCTATCAGATCGATCTGATCGACATGGATGCGTGGTTCTGGTTTCAGCGCGTGTGGGACGAGAATGTCGAGCAATGGTATCTGCCGTGGCCGGTGAATTCTGAGTCTGACTTCGTGCCGAGCATCGATTTGGATCGATCGGTGAAGCATAAGCTTGGTCTAGTGCCCTGGGTTTGGATCAAGAACTTGCCGGGTGGCAACGACATTGACGGATTGTGTACCTTTGAGTCGGCGATTGAGAACGCGGTGCAGATCGATTACTTGATGAGCCGCGCTGATTCGGCGTTGAAGTACAATGCTGATCCGTTGACGTTAGTCAAGACGAGGAATCCTGGCCAGATGGCTGATTTCATCAAGTCTGATGGCAATATTATGACAGTAGGAGTTGAAGGCGATGCCAAGATACTTGAAATCAGTGGAGACGCGGCCCACTCCATCATCGACACTGTCAAAGAACTCAAAGACGAAGCCCTCCACAGCATCCATTCAAATCGGGCCGATCCAAGCAAGCTCGCGGTTAGTCACTCGTCGGTCGTTCAAAGGTTTTTGTATCTCCCGACCGTGCAGCTTGCTAGTGCTCTTCGTCTGTCTTACGGTGAGTTTGGCATTGTACTTATTCTACAGATGATGATGCAGATCGCGAGTCAGATGCCGATCAAGATTCGCGGTAAGTTCATGCAGGTGGACGATCCGGACGTGCCTCTTACATTGCTATGGCCGGATTGGTTTCCGGCGACGCCGTTTGACATGCAGACGGAGGCGGCGACGATCACGGCGTTGGTGACCAATGGGTTGATGTCGAAGGAGGAGGCGCTTCGACAATTGAACAAGTACTTCAATTACGAGGATGCGGCCAACGAATTGTCGAAGATCGAGGCGGATCAGCAGGATTTGTTGGAACGTCAGTTGAAACTGGCACAGGCGGGGCAAAAGCCGCAGACCGGTGAGAATCAGACGACTACCAACATTCGTACGCCGTAAATAGGCTCTGTCATTGGGGCATGAGGCCCCTGGGAGAGCCAAATGACAGAAGACACAGTGGTCGTTGAGACCGAGACTGAGACTGTTGACGTTGATCCAGTCGAAGACCCTCAAACCCAAGCAGAAGCCAAGCCGAGAGCGCGTCGCAAGCCGGAGATCAAAGACCCGGATGATGCGGTCTTGGAACTGCGTCGCGAGAATGAGCGTCTGCGCAAGCGATTGGAGAAAGATACTGCGGAGAAGGCCGAGAAATTGGCTGAGGAGCGTATTCTGATCGCCAAAGAGGAGGCGGTTGCTGATGCTCAGAAGACATTAGATGAGCGGATTGTTGAGATGGAGGCGCGTGCGCGTGCGCGTGTGCTGAAATCTGAGGTGAAAGCGGCTGCCATCCGTGCGGGTGTAGCTGACTTTGATGATCTCTACGCGGTGATGACGCATTCTGACCTGTTGAGCAAGGTCGAGTTTGACGATGATGGCAACGTGATGAACGTGGGCGAGGTGATTGCCGGATTGAAGACGGCAAAACCGCATTTGTTCGCTGGTGTCAGCACGTCATCGACGTCTACGCCGCCGCAATCGAAGCCGCATGTGGTTGATCGACCGGCGTTATCGATGACCAAAGAAGACTACGAACGGGCGAAAGCGAGGCTGAATCAGCTTTAACATGAGAAAGGGATTGACAACGCGTCAATCCCTTTCATCGCTGTACTAAATATTCCTGAGTTTCGGTCGCTGAGGCCACATTCTAGGAATATGATTCAATGACGTTGCAAAATTTGCCAACTTCCATTCAAGCTGCGATCCAGCAAGGCTTTCTGGAGCGTGAGTTTCGTGACCCCTTGCAAGCCAATTATGCTTATCGTTCGGTAGCTACGCGTGAGCCATTCATGGCAAACATTGGCGAGACTCTGACCAAGACCCGTGGTGCGTTGCTGCCGGCGGTAGTGACGCCTGTTGCTACGGCGGCCAATACCGATCTCAACAACGGTTTGACGGCGCAAAGCTGGAACATTGAGCAGTACATCATGACGCTGAACCAGTATTCAGCCACGATGGATTTGAACATGGCGTTCGAGCGTTTTGCTATCGCGTCAGTATATCTCCAGAATGCCCGCAAGCTCGCGGAGCAGGCGGCTCGTTCGGTCGAGACCTTGGCGCAGCAGGCGCTGTATAACACGCAGCTTGGTGCCAATACTCGTGTCACCACGACCCTTGGGTCTGCTGGCACGACGGTCCATGTGGATGACGTACGTGGCTTTCAGAATGCGTGGACCTCGGCGAACATCCCGGTTGTGGTGTCTTCATCCAACCAGCTTTCTGTGACCTTCACACAATCTGGTGCTTATTCGTCCGGTGCGAATAGCAGCAACGCGGTTGGTGGCACGTATCTGTTGAACAGTGTGACTGTCGATGGTTCCAATACGAGCACCGCTCCTGGTGGTATCAGTGGCAGTCTCGTGTTCAGCACCAACGTGCTGGTTGCTGATGCCACGGCAGGCAACGCGGTCGTAACTTCGGTTGCTCCGGTCATTCAGCGTCCGTTCCAGCGTGCGACGACTGCCCAGCTTGGTGCAGGCGATGTGTTGACCACGCAGATGGTCCTACAAGCTAAGCAGACCCTGGTTGCCAATGCGGTGCCACCGTTTATGAATGGCATGTATCGCATGGTTTGCGATCCGTTCATGACCCTGCCGCTGTTCCAGGACACTGCGTTCCAGCGCTTCCAGATGGGCCACATCGAGGACGCTGAGTATCGTCGTGGTAAGATTGCCGAGATTCTCGGTGTCGAGATCATTGAATCGACGATCACCCCAATCCAGGCTTCGCTCGGTGGTGGCAAGATTCATCGTGGCGTGTTGATGGGCGAAGGTGTGCTGGTTGAGTCCGATTGGACTGACATTGGCTACGCCAACCTGCGTAACACGCTGGACGACGAGGAGATGCTCGTTGCCGATGGCATCGCGCACGTCACTCGTCCGCCACTCGATCGCCTCGGTCAGGTCATCACGCAGTCTTGGACTTATGTCGGTGGCTTCGTATCGCCTACAGATTTGGGCACCACTACAAGTTCGGTTCCCACGGCCAACAACTCGGCATGGAAACGGGCGATTGTGATCGAGGCAGTAGCAGCTTAACGATATAAAACTACCATACGTTTTTTGACAAACAGTCGAGTTACAACAATAATCGGCGCCTTCGTGCGCCGATTATTGTATGTAAATACATCCATGCAATACGTATGGTGGCGTGACTTCCTCGATACATCGATGATTGAGCAAGTCCGCGAGGTAGCGACGATCAATCAGCACAAGTTCGTTCCGACCTCGGTCAGCACCAATGTCGCCAACTACCGGCGATCGACGGTGTTATGGCACTACCACTTCGTGCCGCTATACGAGGCGTTTGTTGCTAGATTGAGGAGTTATCTTCCGTTGGTGACGACGACATTGGGCATGAGTTTCGACATCGGCAACATCGAAGTGCAGATGACTTCATCGTCCCATTCTGACTATTTCAAATCTCATAACGACAATGGCACGCCAGACACGGCGTCGAGAAGATTGACCTTTGTCTATTACTTCCAGATGCTCGATACCAAAGGCTTCACCGGCGGTGAATTGACTCTGGATACCTCTCCACCGATAATGATCCAACCAAATAACAATAGCATCGTCTGGTTTCCCAGTCATCTGATGCATGAGGTGCATCCAGTGACGTCGGATGGCAGCTTCATGGACAGCAGGACCACATTGAACGGGTGGATCAGGACGACATAGAGGAGCCTATCGGCACGCGGCCGAGCAATTCCACGGAATGTTTGCGCGCAGTAAATAACCTAGAAGTTCTTAAGGAATCATTACGTGGATCGGCAGATTAACTGGCCCGGCGCATTGCCACTCGTGGACGACTTGCTCCACACAAATCAGGAAACACTTGTTGCGATTGGCTATCTTATTCGCGCGGCATTTGGTCCTTGCACGACGGTTGATGGGTTGGCATGCACGCCGACCAATCCCCCATCGCTCAACGTGACGGTTTCGGACGGTAGCATTATCGTCTTGGATGATCTTGAAGAGACTGCCTACGGTATTCTCCCGCAAGATGTCCAGCACAGCATCATGAAGATGGGCATCAACCGAGGGCCGACCAACTTCCCGATCGCGCCGCCGACCACATCGGGCTATCAGATCGTCTATCTCATCCAGGCCAAGTTTGGTGAACACGATATCGATCCCGTTGTTCTACCGTATTACAATGCGGCGAATCCGGTGATTCCATTGTCTGGTCCGGCTGGGTCGGGTGTCTCGCAGGCGACGATGCGATCGAATGTCGTCGATCTCGAATTAAAGGCTGGCACCGCTGCGCCGGTAAGCACGGCATTGGCTCCGGCCGCTGATGCAGGTTGGTCGGCCCTCTACACGATCACGGTCAATGCGGGCGCGACGTCGATCGTCGCTGACAACATCGCCAAAGTCGTGGGCGCTCCCTTCTTGGAAAACAAACTGTTTTGGTCAGCCACGAATGGATGCGGTGCACCCAACTTCGGTGGAGGCGGTGAAGTTGGCGCAACTGGTCCTGCTGGCGCCGTAGGACCAGCGGGTCCCGCTGGTCCGACTGGTCCAGCCGGTTCTACCTCCGGTATCACAGGCCCCACCGGTCCGGTCGGCCCTGGGGGCGGGGCTACTGGTCCGACCGGCCCGACTGGTCCGACCGGTCCCGCAGGCACATCCATTACCGGTCCGACTGGAGCACAGGGTATCCCTGGGACCGCCGCTGGTGGTTTCTTGCGAGCGACCAAGTGCATTGCGCCGCCGTATCAGGTGCAAGTGGGTGACAATGGTTATGACATCATCAATACGAGCAACTCGGCGAGTGGCAGCTATACGTTGCCGGCGGCCAGTCTGATCAATGATGGGTATACGGTCGAGTTCTTCAATGACAGCACGTCGTTCAGTGTGAAGGTTGTGACGGCTGATAGCAAGCCGATCGTCGTTGATCCAAGTTTCGGCAACACGGGTAGCACCAGTTTCGCATTGCTCCCGAAGGAATGGCTAGGGCTGATTTGGAGTAGCTGTGCGAGCGCATGGATTGCGGTGGATGCTGCACCTCGCTTGCCGCGTGGCGTGGTTTCCGTCAAGAACGGTCTCAATCTGTATGTCAATGGTTCTGGTGGCTCAGATTCGAACAACGGTTTCACCTCGGCGTTGCCATTCGCGACGATCGGCAAGGCGCTGACGTTCTTGCAGGAGTCCAACTACGTTGGATCGGCATATGAGGGGGTGACGATTAACATTGCCAATGGCACGTATAACGTCAGCAACGGCTATGACATTGATCTAAGTTCGTTGGATTGCAAGGTCAACTTCCTGGGTAATGTTTCGTCGCCGTCATCGGTGACATTGACTGGGCAGGGTGTCTTCAGAGCGCGGCACAATTCGTATATCACTGTGGCTGGCATGACGTTGATTGCGAACAGTACATACGGCTTTCAGTTATATTCCCACAACGGTTACATCAATCCAGCGCAGATGATTGGTGTATGTGTTGGTGCATTTACTGGGGCAAAGGTTGATGTTCTGAATGGTGTTGTGTTCAGTGCATCGGGGGTGCCGCCGACCTCATCGTGGGCTAATGCGCAAATCTGGGCGAGTGACAATGGTGTCGTGACTTTGATCAACGATTATACGATTGCTGGCGGGGCGTGTTTCCACGCAGCGGCTGACAATGGTGGATCGATCGCGTGTGGTCAGATCACTGTGAATACGGATGCTAATCCTACCTTTACCAGTGCATTCCACCATGCATGGAACGGCACGATCAACATAGCGGGCGTGACATACACCAAAACAGACCTGCCGGGCATTAGTTTGGATGTTGCAGGGACGGGTAGCGTGTGGTCGAACGGGGTGCCTACACCCGGTACTACTTATGGCACAGGCCAGAATAGTAGTGACGGGAACTTCGTCATTGCGAGTGGTATCCAAACTAACTAAGAAAATGGGAGCCAGTGGCTCCCATTTTTGTATCTGACGGCTTCCAACTGATGCGTTTATGATGTTCAGTTCCAGCAAGCGTCATCTTCTTCACTATGATCGCAACAATCGACGGCATTCGAGACTGCACCAGATGTTCTTCGGTCCAGTCGGTATAAATAAAGAGGTGCAGGTTGCACAACGGCGTGGCTTGAATGTTCGCATTCGTCAATATCCAATTGAGAATGTAAATACTCAAGCCTCGCCGGCATAGTCAAGAAAGAGATCAGTATGCCTATTGTGCAGTCCAATACGACCATCACAACTCAGAATCTAGTTCCTGACCTTTACGTCGTGATCGTCCCGCCATCACAGCTACTGCTGAATGGGGTGGCTTCCAACGTCGTGGGTCTGGTCGGCACCTCAAGTTGGGGGCCTGTCAATACACCGGTATCGGTTTCATCGATGGCCAACTACTCAGAGGCGTTCGGCCAGCTTAACAATCGCAAGTACGACATGGGCACCCATGCGGGGGTGATTGCTCAGCAAGCAGGCACTGCGATGCAGTGTGTGCGGGTGACTGATGGCACTGATGCGGCAGCGACTGCGGTTGTGGGCAGCACGGACATCACGTTTACTGCGAAATATACCGGCACGCAGGGCGACAACGTCACGGTTGTTCTACAGAACGGCGCCAAAGCCAACACGATCGCGGCAGTTGTTTCCGTTCCTGGCTATGCCACCGAGATTTTCCAGAACATCTCTGCGCCTGCTACGGTCACCTCGACCACGACGGCGTCTTCCTCCTCCTCAACCACCATCACTTGCCCGACCGCGAACATCGCAGTTGGATCGGTGATCAGTGGAACTGGTATTAGCGGTAGCCCGACTGTGGCGAGCATCACTGACAGCACGCATTTGATCGCCAGCGCCGCCCAGACCGTTAGCTCTGGCGTGGCACTGACGTTCACGCCGGCCTCTTATGCGGCTACTTGGACGGCGCTCGCGAATGCAATCAACAATGGTCAGAATGCCCTCCGTGGTGCTTCTTCTTGGATCACGGCGACTGCTGGGTCTGGTGTGACCCTGCCATCGCTGCCAGCTACCTACAATCTGGCTGGTGGTAGTGATGGGGTTGGCACCATTACAGCGAGTGTGTTGGTTGGCGATAATGCATCGCCTCCGACTGGCATGTATGCCCTTGGTGGTGTGCCGATCTCGATCCTCGATGTGTGTGATGCTGATGACAGCACGCAATGGACGACGATCGATGCGTTCGCCGTGTCCAACTCGTGTTACGCGGTGCAAGTCCTTCCGGCTGGCACATCGGTGTCGGGCGCGGTGACTGCCAAGCGCACGGCTGGGCTTGATTCGGCTTACAGCAAGTTGATGCATGGCGATTGGTTGTACTGGAACGATCCGGTTAATCAGGTTACGCGTCTAGTATCGCCGCAGGCATTTGCTGCCGGTCGTTTGAGCAATCTGACGCCGCAGAACGTCACGTTGAACAAGACGATCTACGGTGTGGCGGGATCGCAGAAGTCTGGTCTTGGCGGCGTCAATCAATCGGTCTACTCGACTGCTGATCTGGCGACCTTGATTGAGAACGGCATTGATGTGGTGACCAATCCTGGGGCTGGGGGCCTTTCGGTGTGGACATGCCGCAGCGGTCATAACTCTAGCACCAACATTACGATCCAGCTTGATTCGTATGCCACGTTGACCAACTACATCGCGAAGACTCTCGAAGCCGGCATGGGTTTCTACATTGGTCAAGAGATCACGCCGACCTTGTTCCAGAACATCACGGCGACGTTGACCCAGTTTATGCAGAACCTGACGGGTTCTGGTTTTTTGGCAAGTCCAGATGGTTCGACTCCGTATGCGGTACAATGCAATAAGGCGAACAATCCAGACAGTCTTACCAAGATCGGTGTTGTTACGGCAGCAGTGCAGGCGGAATATCCGTCGATCAACCAGACATTCATCGTCAATCTACAGGGCGGCAGCACGATCACTGTGTCTGTCCAGAACAATCAGGGATAATCCAAGATGGCCATTACACCTACAACTGCGGGCTACACGAATACTGGCCACGATATCCACCTGACTCTGGTCAAGTCCAATGGCGGCATCGTTACGTTCGAGAATATTATGCAGTTCGATGCGAAGCAGGAGACCCAGGACATTACGCGTGTGCGTCTGGACAATCGTGTTCTCGTCGCGGATTTGCCGAAGCTCTGGACTGGCACGATCACCTATGATCGTGCGACGGCTGATACCGATGGGGCGATTGCTGAAATTGAACAGAATTGGTTCGCTGGCCTGGACTATGCTCTTGGCACGATGACGATCTCGGTCGCCAGTGCGCTAGAGAACAGCACCATTACCTTCCTGGATGTCAGCTTGAAGCAGGACGATTCTGGCACGTGGCGTGGCGATGACGCGACGACATGCCGTCTATCGTTCCGCGCTGCACGGCGTGTCGTCAATGGCGTTGGTGCTGGAACGAATGTTCTCAACCAAGGCTAAAGGATAATCTAACATGGCATCCACCCTGCCAAAGATTGAAACTGTCGAGACTCCGACCGAGAAGATGGTTCGTGAGTCAAATCCCGTCCGCACCGTGGTCGATGACCTCGGGCGGACGATCCGCTACAAAAACCTCACCATTCTAGAGCGCGCGCGTCTTGCGCGCGTTCTCGGCGAGCATGCGTCCAATCCGATCTACTTCGGCATGCTGGCGACTTGCGCTGCCGTCATCGATATCGATGGCGATGCTGGGCCGCCAAAGACCAAGCTGTCATTCCTCGAAACTCGTCTTGAGTGGCTGAAGGATGAAGGTTGGACTGCGCTGATCCAGGATGATCGCGAGCGCAACGCCGACGAAGAAGATCAGGAAGACAAGGTACAGTCTGCAAAAAACTAAGCCAGCACCCTGGCTTTAAGCAGTGTGTTTACCTTATCTCATGCGGGGTGCCGTTCGATGTAGTGTTGAGTTTTGACGACGTGGAGCTTCACGCTTGGATCGTCGCTATGGGCGAGGCAAAAGGTCAACGCTATAACTGGTCAAATCAGCGGTTCGAACTGTAAATATCCGCATGGACGTTCGTCAATTCGCCCTTGTCATGAGGACGCTGCGCGCTGAGATCGAAGCGGCGGCGATTATTGGCCTGCACGAGGCGGCTGAGATCGTCAAGGATGAGGCCAAGCGATGGATCGGCGAAGAGCACGACATCTGGCCTCCATTGGCCGAATCGACGATCAACGAGAAAGAGCGGCTTGGGTTCGAGGTGCCGAAGCCATTGCTGCGGACAGGTGAGCTACGCGATTCCATCCGGGCAGCGGTCGTCGGTATGCATGCCGAGATCGGGACGGATCACAGGCTGGGGCCGATCCATGAACATGGCACCAATCATGTGCCGCCACGGCCTTTCCTTGGGCCAGCATTGCTGACCAAGACGCCGGAGGCGATTGCGGCGATCGAGGCCAATATCGCCAAGGCGATCAAAAAGATCGCTTGACATTCCAGTGAGATCGTGTAGCGTGCATCACAACACAGCACAACACGGAGATAAGGAATGGTCCCCATCAGAGATGAAAACGTACGAGACTGGCCGACATTGACGGTTCGGGTCCCGCAGGACGTCTATGACGCGGTGGCAAAGATTGCGGAAGAGACGAATCGGTCTCTTTCGTATGTTGGTTGGATGTTGATCCAGCAGGCTCTGCAATCTCGACATGCTCAACGATCGCTTTCCGACTGACGTCCCTGAGGACTTGAACGATGAGGAGAAGAACGATGCGTAAGTTCTTGTTGGTTACAGCGTTGATTGGCGGATTGAGCATGCCGGCGTATGCACAAAACATGAGTGTGCAGGACTTTGTCCTTGATGCTCGTTCTTTGGTTGGCGAGACGGTGTCGGTGCATGGTCTCATCGCATGTCTTGGTGGCACAGACCTATGCTATCTCTACGATGAGAACAATCCCATGACGTTCATCATGTTCGATACGTCACGATTGCCCCGCAATGCTCGAAAGATCGTTTTGCAAAGCGATATGTCATCGCACGTGGTCTCTGGGCAAGTGGGATCGGGGTTTCTCGGAACGTCAATCATCGCTCATGGCATAGATTAATAGGAGTGACTTCGATGAAGTGGATATATCACGTCGGGCTGCGGATTGGCGGTATCTTCGGAGTCTTCGAGATCATCGATGGCATGGTAATCAGCAATGACGCGAAGTCGATCTTTCAGCAAATAGCTGGATGGATGTTGCAAGGCTTTGGTTTACTGACAGTTACCGTGGCTGCTGGATTAATGGCAATCCATGTCGCAATCAAGTATTCACAAGCAGCGGCCGAATTGCATCAGACAGTTCCAACACTTTCCGATGAACAAACGAACACGGCATGACGCGGAGTCAGCTACTATGTCAACGCTCTATGCAACGATGTTCATCCTTCTGCTGATCATCATCTGGCGACTAGCCCTTCAATTGTAGGAGAATAACATGAAGAAGCTACTGGCAGTGTTGATAGTATGTTCGATGTCTCAGCTTGCGATGGCACAATCCAGGCCGACCGCTCTTCTCCGCCAATGGGACCAGTTAGACGAAGCCTGTCGTGGGGGGCATGGCGATGATCCTGCGACTGATCTGGCTTGTAAGGAACGGGCACGTGTCCAGGTGCAACTGTACCAAACCCATTGGTGTTATGGAGAGCCGGAGCAGTACGGATATGAGGAACAGTGGCATCCGTGTCATGGGATCAAGGCCGAACGTGAGGCCAAGGAAGCGGCGGAAAATCTCGCCAGGGCCAACTACGTACCCCAGTATGAGACATTGCCCGGCTATGAGTGGCACCAGATCGCCCACGATACCCACGGATTTGGCAGCTACACGACCTTGGAGCACTTCGCGTGGCCATTCCCTCCGGGATACTACGTGGCCCCCATGCAGCATGAATCCCATCCCGCGATCGAGAAAGGCGCCCTCTTCATCATCCCCGACAATAGTTTTGATCCCAAGGAGATCGAGATGACCGTCGAGTTCCTCGGCAATATCCACCTAACCATCCCTGTCGCCGCCATCGATCCGAAGGTATTGGACTGCAAAATTGACAAGTCCGATGAAGCCGAACGATTGTTCCACCAAGCCCTGGTCCGGTGCGAACAATCAGATCGTTCCGAATGAGATGATCGCGGGTGAGGGGTAAATACGAGGGCGGCAATCAGCCGCCCTTTTTGTGAGTTGCGCATGCCCGATACAGGCGGAATGAATCTATCAGTCGGAATCGGCCTCAATCTTACCGGGTTTGAGGCGCTCACGCAGATCACCAAAGAACTCGAAGTCCTACAACAGATGGCGGGGAAGACCGAACAGGCGTTCCAGATGATGGGCAATGCGCTGCGGCAAACCATGAACATGGGCACCAGCGAGATGAACCTCGCGGCTGAGCGTATGGAGCGAGCATCGCGTGTCACGCGCCAGCCGGTTAGTGTCGGTGTAACTGAGCAGGCACCGGTCAGGCGTCAGGGATACATGGAAGATGCGGTACGCGAGCATCGAGCCATCATCGATCAGGCACGGTTTTCCGCCGCCTACGAGAATCGCGACTTCGATATCCGCGCACGGGCAGCCGCCAGGGCCTTGCGTGACAACGAGCGTGCGATTCGTGAAGAAACCGAGACCCGTCGTCGTGCGTGGGAAGGATTCAGGACGGGGCTTGGCGCCACCCTCGGATTCTCGGCCACAATGGGCACTATAGAACTCGGCAAGAGCTTCGTCGAGGCGGCAGCCAGGATGGATGATCGTCGGGCATCCCTGCGCTTGCAAGGGCTGAATCCTGAACAGACCTCACGTATGTCAGATATGGCACTGCGCGCCAATGCGCCGGGTCTCGATCTGGCCGAGAAAGTCCAGCTTGGCCAACAGATCGGCACGGCGGTCGGTCAGCAAAACGTCACACCTGAAGCCCTTGGTCAGATCGCGGTTGCGGCCCGTGCGACCACGTTCACCTCCGGCGGTTCGATGAAAGAGAACATCGACCAGCTTGTCCAGGCATCGCAATCGATGGGCAACCTGATCGATTCGACAGGTCGGTTGAGTGCCGCCAATTTGGCGCGAAACGCGGAAACGCTCGAACACATCATGGCTCTCGGCGCCGGTCGGTTCTCGCTTGAACACGCTAATACGTTTTTCGGTGCCAGCCGTGCTGGTCTTCAAGGACTTAATGTTGCTGGCAACCGCGATCTGCAAGCCGATCTTGCGCTCTTGCTGGAAAGTAAGGGCGTCAATCCGAAGAACGTCAACCAAGCGTTGCGATTCCTACAGGGTGGCCACCTCGACGAACACAGTATTGGTCCGTTGTATGCCGCCGGCATGTTGAAGATGCAGCCTGGAGGTCTCATGCCATCAGTCAATCCGTTGACTGGCAAGACCGTGATGAGTACGCCGCAGATTCTGAACATCCCCCACACCGGTGATCCGTTTGATTTCTTCCGTCAGACGGTTGATCGGTTACATGCACGGAATCCAAACATTCCGATCCAAAATCTCATCAACTCGGCTTTCCCAACCGACGTCGCGCGAGTTGTTTCCGCCTTGACCACGCCAACTGCTCGCGAAGAGCAGCAGCGGAATAAGGAAGCATTGGCACGGCAACCACAGGGCGCAGCCGCCTTGATCGAAGCGACGCAGAGCTTCAATCAATCGCTCACCGATGTCCAGGCGTCATTTCGGGAGTTTGCGCAAGTCGTGGGCGGTCCCATGATGCACGATGCTGCCAGCATCATCGAATCGATTGCGCGCGGATTGCATATGCTGTCGATAGGTCTGTCGTCCATCGCGCCTGTGTTGCCGATCCTCACGCGTCTGGCCGAGGTGCTTGCGCTTCTCGCAGGACTACGACTGCTGCGAGGAATCGGTGGTCGAGCGGGCGGCGCCATGCTTGGTCTCATGGGTCTAGGGGCCGGCATGGGTAGCGCTCCCGGTGGCGCGGCTGCTGGTGCAGGAGTTGCCGAAGGGGTTGCAGCGGGCGCTGTTGGTGGTCGTCTGATGGCTTCTATGGGCCTCGCGGGCAGTGCGATGACCGGTGGTCGAGTAGCGGCTGGCACGATCGAGGGTGGTATCCTTGCCGCCAAAGCGGGTGCTATCAGGATGGCTGGTCGCGGCATGACGGCCTTTTTGGTCAGTAGTATTGCTGATTCCGTGATCGATTCCTTCACGGCAGAAGGATCGGACGTCAACTCGATCATGAAGGATGCGGTCGAAGGTAGTTCGATTGGTGCGACTGTCGCTGGTTGGCCGGGCGCGATCATCGGTGCGATCCTTGATGTGGTCGGAAAGCCACTGGCTCGTGAGGCGCAGAAGGGGCTTGCGCAAGTCGGCAAGCAACACGAGGACTATCAGAAAGCACATCCAAGCGAGACCTATGTTGATCCGTACGATACCAGTGGCGGTGGATACCTCAGTCATCTATTCGGCATAGGTCCGAAAAATGCCGACGTGTTACATCAACCGCTCGGCAATGCCTCGACCATCGCGCATATGAATGCCGAGCATCAGTTTCAAAATACTCCTGCGTCACAGACACCGATCACAGGTTATGTCGCTCCGACAGTAGGCCGGCGACCGAACATCCCACGTCAGATGCATGTCACACGGCCACCGAATGATATCCTGCCATCGGCAGGTCATGTGCATCAGACCGACGTTACCAGTCCTCTCGCGCGTCGCATGAGAGGCGAGGTGCTGCCGGGTGACGAGACCCTGTTCAATCGCAACCTTTCCCCAGCGATGCCTGCTATCGCCACGCCGAACGGTGTGATTTCACCCACACGCAACCCTGCGGTCAGTGGGATCACGTCGGCCTCTCCGTCACAGACGACTATGCCGGCCCTTCGGGTCAGCACGATCGAGACCAATATGCTGATCGTCCGTGGATCAGGTCTATCTGGTTTGAGATCGGGGTCGGAAACAGGTCCAGAATCTGTTTCGCCCGGAACGCGTGGACATCATGGTTCACGCGGGCTTCCTGGCACTGATCAATCTGCCCTACAAATGATTGCACCGGGCGAGCCATCCGGGGGATTGGTAGGTTCCAATGGATCAGCGAGTATGCCTGCTCACGCGAACATGGCCGGTCATCATCCTAACATGGCTGGTCAGCCGAGTGGTGGCTTTGGAGCTACTCCTGTGGCACCGCTCAATCTGGCAGGATCGACTTTCGCACAGAAAGCTCCGGCTGTCATGCAGCGGCTTCAAAAAGACCTCGGTCTTACGAAGGAGCAAGCGGCTGGCATTCTCGGCAATCTTGGTCGGGAATCAGGTCTACAGGCGATCAATGAGAAGGGGAAAGCGCCGGGCACAGGCGGTTTCGGTTGGGCGCAATGGACTGGACCACGTCGGCAAGCATTCATGGAGTGGAGCAAGGCTCATGGCCTCGATCCTAAGAGTGACACTGCCAATCTCGGCTTCCTGGAACATGAGTTGACGCATGGTGAGTCACGATCACTCACTGCGTTGAAGAGGACGAACACGACCCAGGAAGCGACATCATCCTTCATGATGAACTTCGAACGGCCGGGCGTACCTGCTTTTGGAAATCGAATGCAGTATGCCAATGCTGCATTCAGCGCACCAAACGTCCAAGGCCCTCAGCCATCGCCTGAGCAATCAGATGTGCCAGCAAGCCAACTAACAGTGCATGTTCATTCACAACATATGCTCGATGGTGATCTCATGGCCGAGAATATGGCGACGCATTTTATCGGCGGCGGAGCGACCGCATCGCCATCGACCAGTGGCTATGACAGCAAGATGATGCCATTAGCCCCAGGCGTTTCGGTGCCACGTTGGTGAACTATTCCAAGGAGATCAGATGGCATTAAGCTCGCAACCCGATCCAGTATTGACGATAACCGGTCCTACTCTGGAAGTTCAATTTGTTTATTTTGAGATACCCGAATTCATCAAGTTTGGCGGGCCATTTCGCGCGATCGTGCATAAGCAGCCCGGTGGCACGCGGCAGATCGATAGCATGGGGCCTGATCCTGGTCCGATCTCTTGGGACGGCATCATGATGGCATCGGGCGAGGGTGGATCGGGCGTTGAGCGTGCCAACATCTTGTATGCGATGTATGAGGCCGGAGACAAGGTCACTGTAACCTGGGCGAATTGGCCATCGCGTGACTGTATCATCAGCGATCTCAAGATCAAGTATCGAGCGATCAACTACACTGAGTACTTCATCGAGCTTACCGAGGTGATACAGGCGCAACCGGATGCTGCCGGCAATGTTGACATTCAGGCTGCGATCAACGCCGCGAATGCGATTGGTGGTCTACAGTGAGTAGCACTTTTGCCAATACGGGTGATGTTTGGAAGCCGAGGTTTAGAGTTTTTATTGGCGCACAGGGCGTCTACGCTCCTGGCACAGCGGCTGATCAGGATGTGTCGAGTATCGCGTTGTCGGCGATGGTCCAGAAACAGAACTGGTATCAAGCTGATCGTCACAAAGTCGTCCTGTCACTATGGGGTAATGAGCAGTTTGGCTACGAGTTTTGGTCAGGGTTTCAGACCATGTCGATTCTGGTCGATATCGGCTTCGAGATCAATGGATCGATCAACTACACTGAAGTCTTCCGGGGCTATACCGATAAGGTTGTCATCGATGCAGTGAAGGGCACCGTCACCCTTACTGGCCGAAACGCGTTGGGGTTTCTCACGGACTTTAAGGAGGTGAACTTCTTCCCGGAGCAAACCATTGGTGAGATTCTGACAACTGTGATCACGGAGACCGGATTACCAGCACCTGATCTGAGTGGCATCGGTAATGTTGCGGATCAGACCTATGGACGGTATTGGCCATCGGACGGAACAAAGAACACTGGCACGCCTGGGCAGAATGCAACCCTCAATCCGATGGACGTGGTCACCGCGATATGTCAGCAATACGGTATCTATTTTTACGAGCAACAGGGGCAAATCTTCTTCACGCTCGAACAGGTGCAGGGAGACACGGGGTTCATGGCGTTTGCGCCACAGCCGACCTATCAGCTTCCTGGGGTGACGAAGCTCAGCCCGTCTAATTGCACGTCGCTAACCTTCGAACATGATTTGAACATCAGCCAATGGAACTGGTACATGCAGGCGACCAACTATGATGCCAAGGGCATGGCGCTGGGCAATGGTGCACAGTATCCGCCAGAGAATGTCGGGGCAGATCATGCCAAGGCGTTTCATTTGCAGAGCGCGAACAAGACGGCGGACGACAATCTGACCTATGCCCAATCGGCCTATACCGAGTTTACCCTGCATGAATGGATCGTCGTTGCCAAGGTTGCCGGTCCACAGATACTCGGATTGATGTTGAACAATCTTATCGAGGTCCAAGGCACTGGGACAATCATGGATGGCGACTACATGATCGACTCGATCGAGCATCAGATCGATTTCAATCGAGGCTATATTGGCACGGTGAAAGGTCGGTGGGGCGCTGGCGCAGCCGGTCAGACTGGCCAAGGAGCATCGGGACCATAATCGATGGCATTCTTCTCAGATCAGATCAACAACATGATCAAGCTCCATTCGTCGAAGCAGATGGAGTCATATGGCCTCACCAAGTATGCGATTCTCAAAGAGTACGATCCGGAGAATTGCATCTGCAAGGTCGCATGGTACAACGCCAACACGGACGACTATGACAGTCTGATCTCTGGTTGGTTGCCGATTGTCGTGCCGTTCATTGGTCGCGGTGATGACACGCAGGGCGACAGTGGCGATCCTTGGGGTCTTGTCTGTCCGCCGAACATCGGCCAGCCGGTGATCGTCATCTCCCAACATGGGGACTTCAATAACGGCCTAGTCTTAGGTGGCACCTATTCTTCGATTAGTCCTGTGCCGACAGTGGACGGCGAGTATCCGCAGAATGGCGAGTTCCTGATCATGCACAAGACAGGATCGTATCTCAAGTTCTTCAATAACGGTGACGTCACTCTCCATACTGATCATGATTTAATTTTCAAGGTGGGACATGATTGGAACGTGACAGTTGAAAACGATACGATCTTCAATTTGAAAGGCAACTTCACCCGTACTGTTGGTGGCAATGAATCGGCCACGGTGAAAGGTGATCAGACATTGAATCTGTCTGGCAATCGCAATGACTCGATCGGTGGCTCGGACAATCTGCATGTCAATGGCACGATCACGGTGGCGGCTGATGGGACTATCACCTTCAATTCGGCTTCCGTCTTCACGGTCAACGCGCCAGAGATCGATCTCAACTGATGCCGCCCGCTGCACGTCTTGGCGATAAGTCGTCGCATGGCGGGATCATCATCACCGCCAGTAGTGACATATTTGTAGATGGGATTCCGATCGCCAGGACGGGTGATCTGCACGAGTGTCCGATTCACGGACACGGCATCACGCCGCTGACGTCGAGTTCCACGGTGCATATGGATGGTCGATCGGTGATTCGCATAGGCGACAAAGCCGGTTGTGGTGCGACGATCATCCAGGGGTCGCCGGACGTCAACGCCGAGTGAACTTGTCGCGCTCATCGGCTCGCTCCATCCGCCGCGTCATGACATTCCCGGCAGACCACCGATGGTCAGGTCCAACCCGACGCGGCTGGCCGGCGGATGCACGAACGCAGCGCATCGAAGGCAGCTTCGCGCGAGCAGTACTCAGCTAACGTAGCGCTGCTGCCGTCTGGAAACAGCACTTTCAGTAAAAATCCATCATCCGTCTCGATCACATAAAAATCCAGATTAAGCACGGAAAAGCCTCCTTCGTTTGAAGCGGGCGGATTAAAGTATGAGCTTTGGTTGCTCCTGTCAATATGGCATGGACCCTTGTCAGATAAATGCCTTATCGAATAAGGCATTGTATCTGCTGATGGCCGTCCTGTTTCGACATCAACGGACATCCCCTCCGTTCCGAGCCGTGATCTCTGCAATATATTCCGCGCTGCATTCACATCTCGATCCATGAGCAGAAAGGTAAATATCCCTGATCGGTGGCGTGGTGCATGGGGACGTCCCATGTCGGAGCCTTTGCAGGGTTGCATGAATCACACCGATCACTCCATGGGAGACGGCGATGAGTTTTCGTAGCGTTCAGGCAAAGATTGCGAAGAAAGAGGGTATCAGCAAGGCGAGTGCGGGTGCTATACTTGCCAATGCAAGTCGTAAGGCGAGTCCAGCGGCCAAGCGAGCCAATCCAAAATTAAAAAGAGTTCGTGGGAAATAAACAAAATGGATGACTTCGCCACCATCGGTAACACTCTGCTCGATCGTGTCCGTGACCTTCTCTGGCAAGCCAGCATATCGCATCCTGATTTGCCGGTGTCGATTATCGTCGCGTTGATCGCCGAGACGTCCATGCTCGCGAATGAGCCGGATGTGTGGACGGCCGACTTATTGGCGGCAGCGTCTGAATGTCGTGACCTTAAGATGCAGGCGATCATGGAAGAGCGACAACACGCGGCGCTCAACTAGATCGTTGGCGAAGGATAGCCAACAGATCGGGGCGGCTAGAGCGTGGCGACTGGCAAAAGTACAGTTCGCTGGATGATGGCGTCATGATTGGTCACGGCTTCAAACACCACTGAGTAGACGGTGGCCGGAACTCCATTGCTAATATAAGCACTCACGACCAACGGATTGCTTTCATTTCCCGACAACACCGGTGTCTCGATCGTGAGGGCATCATCGTCACAGGTGACGGTATAGCTGGCGATCCTCTGAGCCGTTGGCTGCGACGCACTGCGCTGAAACTCCTGCGCAGCACTGAAGTCAAAGCCGAAGCTACGCCGTTCGCTAGGCGTCTTACCCGGTGTGAAGAGATACGGAACCATGCCAATATTTATGCCTCGACTAGAACATCGTCCCGCAAGATATCGGTCAATTCACCATCATCTGCACTGAACCTGCCCTGATCGACATCGGTGCTCCGCAGGGAGACGGTCATCACATCCAGTCTCATCTCAACCGTCACATCTGGGCCGCGCCAATTCTGCGTAACCGCACCAGACGTGAACAACGCGATCGTCATAGTCCCAGACAAGGTCTCGATCGAGATCGTGCCGGCCGCCCCAATGGTAAGCGATAGCACACCAGTGATCGTCTGTGGCTCGCTGATCACCCCCGACGAGGTGATCGTCAAGGTCGCGACGCCAGACAACGATATAGCGATCGTGGTCACCAATGAGCCGGTTGTCGAAGAACTCGACACCCCACTGATGCCCAGCGTCTCGGCGATCGATATTGATCCCAGCAAGCCGGAACTTGCTGCACCGGTCAGGACAGTCGCACCGGTCTCCGATAGATCACCCGATGATCCAAGGGTCTGCACACCAGCCGTAATCAACGTCAATTGCGGCAACAACGTGCCGATATGAGATGCCGCGGTGACGCCGGTCAGTGTGATCGAGGAATCGATTTTGGTCGTGAATGATCCAGCGTGTCCGCTTATCGAGACGCCGATAATCGTGGTCTGAGTTCCACCGACGACACTGATAACGCCGGCTGCCCCACTCGCCGATAGTCCGCTGATTGCGACATCGATCTCGGTATGTACAAGGCCAGCCGTACCAATGGCATTCGTGCCGACGATCGTGATCGCCGATAATCCGGTAACTACACCCGAAGAGCCGATCGATGTGACGCCCGTGAAGCTGATCGTAATCTGATCGGTAAAGCTTCCGAGTTGCGAGATACTCGTGACGCCGGTGAGGACCGGATCGATCTCGATGGTGATCGTGCCACTCGATCCGTTACCGCTGGTGCCGATGATCAAATGGTCGATTTCGATCGCGAGGTCACCGGCGATTACAGTGCTGTTGGTGCCGACAATCGTGGCGCTTCCGCTGACCTGGATCGTGACGATCCCTGCCGATCCCGTCGCATCAACTCCGACGATAAATGTACTTTGTCCGATGGTTCCGGCAGGTGATCCGGCTTGTCCTACGCCTTGTGCTCCGGTGACGGAAATGAAGATCGAGAGCGATGGTGAACCGGCTGATCCGGACGATTGCACACCGTTGATAGAGACCGGTAGAGAGGCCGCCACGAGGCCCGTAGAGCCGTTTGTAGCGGCCCCAGCAATGCCAATCTCTTCGGTGACTGCAAGGCTCCCAGCGGCTCCTGAGCCGATTGTAGAGGCTAATGTAACGGCTGTCTGCGGTGTGTCAATGCCTGCTGTTGCGTTGCCTGCAACACCGATGATCGCACGATCGACCTCGACGGTTAATGTGCCAGCCGATCCAGTCCCTGCTACTCCATTGATTGAAGCGGAGTCATCGACCTCGACGGTTAATGTGCCAGCCGTGCCAGTCCCT